TACCATATAAACTATGGCTAAAATACCTCTTACACGCTTAAATAACGCACCTGAAGAATATAATAATGAAGATTTTAATCAGTTAATTGAAGATTTATTAGATATTATCAAATTATTAAACTCAACATATCCGAAAGATATTAATGACGAATTGGATAGAAAAAATTGGTACATGAATCAATATGGCTAATATTTATAAAAACGCATTTGCAAATTTAGTTACAGCTAATACAACTTTTTATACGAGTCCTAGTGATAGTAGAGCTATTATACAAAATATACAGGTTGCTAACGATAATCAAAATAATAATAATGTTGAAATTTATATTCATGATTATACTGCTAATGTTTCTTACGAAATTGCTCATGATTCAATACCTTCTAAAACTACTGTCAATTTAGCAATGGGACCTATTATATTAGAAGAAAATGATTATATTTTTGGTGAAACTGCTACAAATGGTTCAGCTACACTTACTCTTTCAATACTTGAAATAAATAGAAATCAAACTTAAAGATACTTGTAATTCCTTTAAAATAATTAATATAATAAGATAATATTAAATAATTAAAGGATTTTTCGTGATTTACTTTTTTAGATACTTCATTTACTTTGGATTTTTATTTTTTTTGTTGATTTTATTGACTTCTTACTAATTGTGAGTTTTACTATAGCGGAATTTTAAAAATAATTTTATCAAAATATTTTTTAGAAAAAGAGCCAATACCAATACCTTTTCACTACTATCAGCGAATACCAACGGTTCTAGTGGTATTGGCACACTTTTTAAAGCCAATACCGCCAATACCTTTCCTTTAATACCAACGGTTCTAGTCATTGAACTAACATATAGAGCCAATACCTTCCCGAGGCTGCTCGCAAGGCTGATTTTGAAATGTATATATTATATTTAATATTTCTCTATAGTAGAAATGATAATTAGGATATTTTATTGTTTTAAATTATTATCGGCTGTATAATATATTCGTAATTAAACAATAAATAGAAAGGTAGAAAGCTATGCTTAATATAGCACAAAAGCCGAAGATAACGCCAAAAGCTGATACTAAACCAGCTGTAGCGAAACCTAAAGCTAAAAAAGTTATGGACCCTAAAGATTTTAAGGGTACATATAAATACGACAGAGATGCAAAGATACAAGTTGTTGTAGCTAAGAATCCTAAAAGAGAAGGTTCTGGTGGTTACAAAAGATTTGGTCTATATAAAACTGGAATGACTATCAGAGATTTCTTACAAGCAGGTGGTAAGACAATCGATTTAGATTGGGATAGAGAAAGAGGTTTTATAGCAACTGAAGATAAAGATAAGGCAACTTCTGCAGCTAAATCGCAGAAATCAACTTATACTTTAAAATAGTTGTATTATATTAATATTTTATTAATTATATTAATAAAGTAGTCTATTTTGTAGGCGAGTTAATTTTTAGATACTCGCCTACTTTAAACAACAAAGAAAGCGAGAATATATGTCAGAAGAAAAACAATATGCACAAATGCCATTACATTTAGATGATAAGATAATGAAAGGCGTTGCTTTTATTTATAACTTTCATTTAAAAAATAATGACATACAAAAGTTAAATGATGGTGTAAGAGAAAGATTACAATTTTTAGAAGAAAGACAAGGTTATACTCGTAAAGAAATAAGGTATGTATTGCTTTTATTAGCTTTACCTGAAATAGATGAAGCATTACTTAAAACAGACATATTAGAAAAAAGTTTTGAATCTAAATATCATAGTGTTCATTAAATATAATTTTATTGTATTTAATTAAAATTTTTTTTATTAATATAAAATTAAAAGAAAGCGAGAAAAAATATGACAATGATAACTTTTAATAATCAAGAAGAAAGAATGAACTTTCAGATTATTATGTGCTTACAAATGCTTAAATCAGAAGTAGAAACTGGTTTTAGTATGTGCAATCCACGCAAAGGTTCTACTGTTAGAACTTTAGCAAGATACTTTCCAGGTCTTAAAAGAACTAAAAAAGGAGCTTATAAACAATTAGTAGATGCTGGTATTTATAAAAAATTAGAGGAAAATAATGCTAATAATAATTAGTGGATTAATAATTTCAGGGATTCTTATTGCTTTTTCTCTCTCTCGCAGCAATAGAGAATATAGTAATTGGCGTAATGAACAGTTACGCCAATCTATTATAAGGAGTAAAAAAAGATGAGTTTGAGTAGAAAACATTTTAAAGAACTTGCTGAAATAATAGGAACTACTACTAATTATGAAGAACTTGTATTTCAATTAAAAGGTTTTTGTAAAAAGTATAATTCAAGATTTAATGTAAGCAAGTTTAATGAATATATTGCAAAAGTTAAAAATTTAGAGAAGAATAAACATGCCTGAAACTATTACATTTAAAGATTTTATTGAAGAAATATATAAAAAACCTTATGATCAAGTTCCTAAAGAAGAAATTAAAAAACATGCAAGAGAAATCTTTTGTTTTGGTTTTTCTAAAGAAGATTTAAGTGATGATGGTTCTGATTTAGAAACAATAAAAAATATAATGAGTAGTTAATATTGTTTTACTTGATATTTTTACTTTTATATTAAAATTATAAATAAAACTAAAAAGGAGAGAAACTATGAAAATGAAGTTAGCTTATAACATAGGTCTATATCGTGGTCATGCTATAGATAGAACTGTTGATGGCTATGTTATCTTTGAAGATAATAAAGTTGTATACTATACTGAAACTAATCTTGACGATGTAGCTATTCGTTATCGTGCTATGGAAGTTATAGATAGAATACATCGTGAAAGACGTAAAGAAATTGACGCAAGTATTCAACGTGTAGACGCACAGGTATATAGATATGAAATTTAGTAAAACACAAAAACCTAAAGTTATATTAGAACATTTAAGAGGACATCAAGCTATCGATGCTTATCCAGATGGTTGGAGTTGTGTAAATTGCGGAAATGAACATTTACCAGAAGAATATGAAGAAAAATTTTATGCAATTCATACTAAGCATGGAACTGAATGTACAAAATGTATATATGAAATCTAAATATTGGAAAATAGCTGTATATACTACTGATCGAGTAGAAGGCGGACAAGAAGAAGGTGGTTGGTATTATACAGCTGGAGAAAGAGTGAAAGAAGGTAAACTTTGTTATTTTGATATTAAAAGAGCACGTAAAGCTATTAACCTTTTTAATAAATTATATGGAAAACAAATAACTTCCTGTAGTTTTGGTCTACATGCGGATTATTATTTTAGAGGAACACCAGAATATTTTCCTAAATATCCACCTTCATATTCTTAATAGACATTCAAAAATAAATCGCTATATTGGCTAAATATGGCGATAAGTATAGACCTAATCAATCAAACAAACGAAGCTACTTTATCGGATCTTGAAAAGAAGTTCTGCGAGGGTATAGCTGCTGGAAAAGGTAAGAGAGAAGCGGCTGTTGAAGCAGGATATAGTCCTACATCAGCTCACGTACAAGCTGCACGCAATCTAAAGAAAGATAAAATTATTCAGTATATTGACCGACTGCGCACAGACGTGAGGCGCTTGACTAATGAATCAGTGTCAAAAGAGGTTGAAAGACTTGACTTGTTGATTAAGAATGCTTTAAAAGATAGTCAATACTCCGCCGCTGTCAATGCGATAAGACTTAAATCTCAGCTATTAGGGTTTTTAGTTGAGAAAAAAGAAATTAAAACAAACAGTCTTGATTCAATGAACGAGGATGAATTGACTCAATACTTGACACAAATCCGTGTTGATCACGGGTTGTTGATTGATGATGCGGGCGCCGTGATGCTTGATGATCAGACAGGTGGTAATAGCCAGCAACAACAAGCCGCAACCGTCCTGACGGAGCCGCAAGGATCCTTGACACACGTGCACAGTGGTGAGCAGCAGGGATCAGGGTAATATAATAATTGCAATAGGTTTTAATATTATTGTCTAATGTTGAGTATAATAATATATACTTAGAATTATAAACGAATAAAGAAAGAGAGAAACTATGTCACTTAAATATACTACGAATAACTTTTATCCTATTGATGATTTATATAATCTTGATCCAGGTATCGTAGATGGTCAAATCTTTTATAAGAATAAAAATGTAGGTCAATGGGAATTATCGCACGATGATAAAGTAGGAAGTTATATTTTAAAAATAGTTGATGGACAAGAGTTCCATGATCATTATTGCGATGAAGACTATATAATTAAAAAGACTAA